GAACTGCTGATAATGATGTTAACGCTATCAAATCTATGGGGATGATTCCTCAAGGATACTCTGTTAATAATTTCTTAACAGATACTGATGCGTTTTTCATTATTACAGACGTGCCAAATGGTATGAAACATTTCGAAAGAACTCCATTGACTACTAAAATGGAAGGTGACTTCGACACTGGTAATGTTAGATACAAAGCTAGAGAAAGATACGTTTTTGGCGTGTCTGACCCTAGAGGTATCTTCGGATCACCAGGAGCGTAATACTTAAATTTTTTTGTGGCGGGACACAGTTCCGCCACAATCACAAAATAGAAAGAAAAAACCATGAAAAAATTCCTAGTAAACATATACGCATACGATTATCACTCTAGATTCGAAGTAAAATCTAATGATGACGCCATTTCTCTAGAACAAGCAATAGTTGACAAACTAGGAGAAAATAGTATAGTTTGGGAATCATCGGGAATGTTTAGAGATATTCCTTATCGAATAACCTATGAGGAGGTTAGTAATGATACAAGACCTTTACAAACAAAAAAGGTCCTTGGAGTTGAAGTGGGAACAGGAGCATCTATCTAATGGTAGATATACTCTTGAAATGGTCAGAATTGATGACAAAGTTAAAAAAGTCATTACTGACATTAAGCTTGAAGAAGCGAGAATTGCTCACTTACAAAATAGCGTCGAAGGCGCTGCTCCACAAGTTTCTGTAGCTACTTAATCAAAAGCTACATTGCTGAAATGCATAAATACCGTAGGCTCTCTTGCGCTCCACTAAAATCTAGTATATAAAAAACACACTATACATAATAAATATTAAATGTAGACGCGTATAGTCGACAATCCCTAGGGACTACATTTAAGATATCTAGGAGGATATTAATATGGCAAACACAACATTTACAGGACCAGTAAGATCGGAAAACGGTTTTCAGTCTATAGTAAAAAACGCAACTACAGGTGTAATTACACCTAACTACTTAAACGTTAAGTTTGATTTCGTTGGTATGACTCACGCTGCAGTATCTGCAGGAGCAGGAGTTGCTTTACCAGCAAACCAGGTTAGCACGGTAAACTTTACAGGTGCAGGAGCTTGTTCAATGGTTTTACCAGCAGCTACACCCGGAACAAGAGTAGCTTACGTTCAAAGAGTAGATACAACAGGTGGAACAAGCACTTTAACTTTTGATGCATTAACAACTGATGCATGGGTTACAGGAAGTTTAATTGAAACTAGAGCAGCTGATAATGTTTCTTATGACACGTCAACAGCTGGCGAAGGTCAATTAGTTTTTACAGCAGCTAACGCAACTACAAATTTCTTTACAATTGGATGTATTTTATACTTCTCTTGTACAGAAGCCGGCTTATGGCATGTAGGTCTTGACTCGTCTAAAGATCCTTTAGCAGTTAAAGGCGCATTTGCTTGGGCAGCGTAATAAATAATTAGTGTGGGGCTTCGGCCCCACATATTAATTTTAAGGAGAAACAAATGGGATTTAAAAATGACATACAAGCTACTAGATCTAATGCTGCAGCAGGAGCTACAGCTATTGTAGAGCCACCAGTTAGATTAAGAGGTATAATTATTGCTTCTGATGGTGGAGGCGCAGGTGATCTAGAACTTACAACAACATCAAATTCAGGAACAACGCTATTTCGTGCAGATGTTCCAACAGGTGATGTAATTAACTTTAATTTTCCTGAAGATGGAATTCTATTTCCAAAAGGAATTTTTTGTAAAACTAAAACAAATATAGCTGCGTATACTTTATTAACAGACAAATATTCTGGTCCTAATTTAACAGCAGGATAGGAGGTCTAAGTGGCTAACGTAACCTCAGGTTCTTATGTTTTTGATAAGAATCTTGGAATAGATGAAATTATTGAAGATGCATACGAACGTATTGGGATGCAGGGGGTTTCTGGCTATCAGCTTAAAACTGCAAAACGATCTTTAAATATTTTATTTTCTGAATGGGGTAATAGAGGTTTACAATTTTGGGAAGTAAAAAATCAAAATGTAGCCTTAGTAGATGGCCAAGCAGTTTATACTTTCTTTAGATCACCATCTGATGGTACGTCAAGCGGTATTAGTACAACTTTATCTGCTGGTATAAATACAAGCGTTACTACAATTGGAGTTGCTTCAGTTACAGGATTACCTACAAGCGGTATAATTATTATTGGAACAGAACAGATTACTTATTCTGGAATCTCTTTATTGAATCTAACAGGATGTGTTAGAGGTGTTAATGGCAGCACTGCTGCAACTCATACTACTGGTGATGCAGTTTTACAGTTTCCAATTGGTATGACTGATATTCAAGAAGCAGCTTATAGAGTTAAATCTACGTCTGTTGATACACCAATGACTAAAATCAGTAGATCTCAATATCAAGGCTTTTCTAATAAAACTTCTGAAGGTTTACCAAGTCAATATTGGGTTCAAAGGTTTATTGATAAAGTTACAATGACTTTGTATCTAACACCAGGTGCGTCTGAAGATGGAAACTACATTAATTTTTATTACACAAAAAGAATTGATGATGTAGGTGCATACACAAATGCAACTGATGTTCCTTACAGATTTATACCATGTATGATTGCAGGACTAGCATATTACTTGGCTATAAAATATGCACCTCAAAGAGTACAAGAATTAAAATTATTATATGAAGATGAATTGTTAAGAGCAGAAGATGAAGACGGATCTTCTAACTCTACATATATATCTCCTAAAATATATTATCCTGGTATTGGTTAATGACTACTTTTTCACAAGGTAAATATGCTTTAGCAATCTCAGATAGATCTGGTATGGCTTTTCCATACAACGAAATGGTTAGAGAATGGAATGGTGCGTGGGTACACATTTCTGAATTTGAACCTAAACAACCACAATTAGAACCTAAACCTACAAGTGCAGATCCACAGGCTTTACACCATGCTAGCCCAGCAAGAACAGAATTTCCAACAGAAGATTTTTTACCAAATAATCCTATTACAACTACAGCTGCAGATGCAACTGTTTCTATAGCTTTTGAAAATGGTGCTATGCAAGTCAATGATTTTATTAGATTAAGAGATATTAAATCTCCAGTAGGCGGTGTTGCAATAACTACTTTACAATTATCTACAACTTTAAATGGAGCAATAACAGATTCAGCAACAACAATTGACCTTACCGATGGGTCACAATTTCCAACATCTGGTTTTATCGTAATAGAAAAAGTAAACAGCACAACAGGAATTTATGAAAACGAAGTTATTGAATACACAGGAAGATCCACACATCAATTAACAGGCTGTACTAGAGGGACAAGTGCGCCTTACAGAGGTGTGTCTCCTAAATCTACAGTTGCAAGTTCACATAGTAATTTAGCTAAAGTTTTTGGAGCTTATAAAATATCTTTTCTTGAAGAAACAGTAGCACCCGCTGGATATAATGATAGCAGTGGTAATCCTGCTTTTGCAACAACCCAGGTGGGTTTTGGTTTTGAACTTGTTAATAATGCTAGTAGTGCAGAAACAGGAGGCGGTTTACAGTGTACAATTGGACCGATAAATGATAGGGCTTAATTATGTCAGGAGTTAAAAAATACGATTACAGCACATTAACTGCAGCTATAAGAAGTTATACTGAAGTAGATGATAGTGTATTTACACAAGCAATCATTGATGAATTTATAATGGCGGCTGAATTTAGAATCTATCAAGAACTTCCTATGGATTCTCAAAGATTTGTTCAAGAAGGTACTTTATCTACAGACAATAACACAATCAATAATCCTGCTGGAACTTTATTTATTAGAGGCGTGGAAGTATTTAATTCTACAGCTAACACAGAAGGTAATGGAACTTGGTTAGAGAAAAAAGACCAAACGTATTTATCCGAATATGTAGACAGATTAACAGGACCAGAAGGAGATCGTACAGCACAGGATGTAACAGGTTTTCCCAAATATTATGCAATGTTTGGTGGTGCTGATAATACAACAGACACTTCATCAGGAGGTTTTTATATAGCTCCTACACCTGATGCAGCATATAAATTTAGAATTTATTACAACAAAATGCCAAATGGTCTTGGATCTGGCACTGGTTTTAACAACAACACATATTTAAGTACATATTTCCCGCAAGGTCTTTTATACGCATGTCTTGTGGAAGCTTACGGATTTTTAAAAGGCCCGACTGATATGTTGACTTATTATGAAAATAGATATAAAAATGCAATACAACAGTTTGCAGGTATGCAACTTGGAAGACGAAGACGAGACGACTATACTGACGGTACAGTTAGAATACAAGTCAAATCACCGTCTCCGTAAACTGAGGAGAAAAAATTATGACAATAACATCGGCAATATGTAATTCTTTTAAAGTAGAAATTTTACAAGGTGGCCATAACTTTAATGATTCAAGCGGTGCTCCTACAGGTAATGCATTTAAATTAGCTTTATTCTCAAGTGATTCAGCAACTTTAAATAAATCAACAACTCAATACACAGCACCTTCGTCTGCTAATGCAGTTCCAACTAACACACTTGAAGTTAGCCAAAGTCAAACTGATGGTGGTGCATCAAACACTGGTTATACTGCAGGTGGAGTAGCACTAACGGCATCAGCTGATCCAGTTTTATCTGGTGACACAGCATGTGTTAAATTCAATGATGTTAGTTTTACTTCAGCTACTTTTACAGCAAGAGGTTGTTTAATTTATAACACAACAGCAGTTACAGGATTCACTACGAACAGAGCTGTATGTGTTGTTAATTTTGGTGCAGACAAAACTGTAACAAGTGGAACATTCACAGTTCAATTCCCAGCTCAAACAGCAGGAAACGCAATCGTTCAAATAGCATAGGAGTAAAAAATGGCTGACGTTACACTCACAGTAACGGGTCTTTCTTCTACTTCATCTTTAGGAGACCTGTCATACACAGGCGCTACTTCAGGATATGGTCG